CAGTGTTTGTTGCAGACCTTAAGTCAAATCTAATTGGTATGGTGATGGAATCTATTGACATCCATGTTACTCCTGATGAATAAGCTTTGACTTTGATTGGTACAGGAACTTCATGACTGACAATTTCCAACAGATCTTGATCAGACAACTTTACAAGTGCCCCTGGGGAAACCTCTTTGCTTTTCTTGAATACATTGACTAGGTAGTCAGGTACGTTGATAAATTCTGCAAGGTTAATCTTCCTGCCTGGCACAAATAGATAATGTTTGAACAGTTTACCTTCTTCTGCATATGTAACCATTAGAAATCTGGCATGCTGTCTGAATCCAGTCACTGTGTCTTCTCTTACAATGAAGTGTGCCTTGATCTTCTTCTTCCCTCTCCTCCACCACCCAGTTTCAATGAAGGGAATCATGTTGATGGCTACTAGAGGTTTACTATAAAAGGAGAGATCAATGTCGAATGGCATTGCTGTCATAACCACTCTAGCCTTGTCAGCATGTGTGTTCCCTGCTGAATAAAACCCGGCTGGCAAGAATGTAACCTGGGCAGTTTCCCTAATCTCTCTCTCAAATGCAACCTTAGATACAGCACCTCTAATAGTGTGCTTGCTTAGTGCCACAATTGCATCTTCTACACTTATCTTCCTTCCTTTGTCGGCTATTATCATCATGTTACCTTTCCTATGGTGTATCAATTTGTTTGACACAGATGCCATAGCTTTAGCTGATCTAAACTCAACTTCATAATTTTTGAATTCCTGACCAGATGAAAAATCACCGTTCTTCTCTTTTGTGTATAATGTTTTGAGGCCTTCGCTAGCATAGTTGGTGACAATTGTTTCCAGATCAAGCTCCTTTGCTCTCCTTACTTTGGGTACCACATATGTTGGGTGCACTGTTGAATATTTTATACCTGTCATTTTCTCCAAGATAAGAGAGTTCATCATTGGCAAATATTTTGATACTATCCGTGCTGATGAAACTAAGTTATGCATCCCTGCTATCATAACATCATTCAATTCTGTCTTCTCAAGGGAATTAGCTATTGTTTCAACTGCTGTTTTAAGTTGCTCCTTTGAAAACACTAAGTCTGTATAAGATAGTTTCTCTTTCCTCAAAACTACTTTTGCTATACTATTGTCACTGGCATATAGGTTTTCTAGCTTTGCAGACACTTGGTTTCTAGAAAATCTTACTATACCGTCCTCCAATTGAGGTTCAACTGTATGGGAGAGCAAGCCTGAAGATAATAAGGAGTGAAGAGCACCATAATTACATGCATTGGCAATAGGCATCCACATTTCTTCCCTGACCCACCCAGTTTCTTTCAACCCTCTAGCAGTCTTATGCACAGATCTGGTGGTCATTTTCAAACCAGCTTCCCTTAGAGAAATCATTCCGTCTTCCTCCTCCATTATCATTGATCTCACCATATATCTTGAAACAGTGTCTATTGTGTTTGATTGTGAGGTGAGAATAGCCATGTCTGAGTAGCTTGGGATCATAAATTCTCCTAACAAATTAATGGGTAAAGGTCCGCCCAAAGCAGATATCTGACTTCCTATCTTGTTATATGTAGGCCATCTATTATACTGATCTGCAAACTTCACTGTTAACAACGTGGCTAATGCATGTGCTGAGTACA